AACTGGTACATATTATCGACCAAATGGTGGGGTACTATATCAGTCTCCAGTAAATACTCCTGTTCAACAACCTGGAAGATATTGTTCTCCCGCAAGAACAACTCTTGGTGGTCTTTTGGGGGGAGGAATTGCTGCTGCAGTATCTAAGAAAAATTCTTGGAGTTGGGCAATTCCTTTAGGTGCAGTTCTTGGAACTGGTGCTGCACAAGTAGGTTGTTATTGATAGTTGACAATTTTATTTTTTTAGTTTATACTAAATATGCTCTGATAAAGCAAACCATTACACGCTTTATCACTCCAAACCATTATTCGGAGCAAATTATGACTACTTATGCTTTTACCCAGGTTAAAACTTGGCAGGAAAAACTTATTGACAAAGTTCTAAAATCTGATAAAAAATCTTTTAGGACTTCTCTTAAAGTTCGTGGAGAACTTATTGTTCGCAAAGGAAATCGGTGGACAAAAAATACGAACCCAGTTACTATGCAACGCCTTTCAGAAGAAAGGGCCCTGACTGATGTATTAAAAGCATACTATTTTAAGAAGAATCCAGATACTGGGAGGTGTCGTGGATATGATACTATTGCTGCAAATCGGGGAAATACTTTAATTGTTACCACAAAGGATATTGTAGATATTTTTGGTACTCTAATTCCAGCATATAGTATTCTTCAGTTGGATGGAAACACTAATATTGTCGCACAATGTCAACTCTTGAATGGGGATGTGAAAATTCCAAATGATTATACTTTGGATGACTTTGTAGCACCTGAAGATGAAGTTTTGGACTTTGATGTTATCCTTGTATCAACTCAAGCACAGTTGAACTTCTACTACGATACGATTGATAACACCACAAGTGCAAAATCTAAAGATGATAATTATTCATCTTGTCTTGTGGGTCATGGTCTTTTGAACTATGAAACTGGAGAAACGAATCTTATTGATTGGACCGTAAAGGATATGGATCGCCCCCTCTCCTATTTGAGTGGTGTAACGATTCCCAAAGACATTCCAAGTATGAATTTTATCGTCACTGACTATCTTTCCACTATAAAAAATGTCAGAGAAGAAACTACTCCTATTATTAACAATGGTGGAAGTAATAAAGCAATTTGGAAAGCATTCTGCCTTGATATTACACAACTTGAATCGTGCGGAAAGTTTCCAGAAATGCAAGTTGTTTCTTTTCTTGACAACATTGGTAAGCAAATTAAAATTGCTTCTGATTGTAATGTAGAAGAATATTGGAATAATAGGTTTTTTAGTGTCAAGAAATCAAAAGGTTTTTCTAAAATTGACACAAAACTTGATTCATTCAAGAAGTTTGTTTGTTCTCCAAAGTCAAGTTGGACTCAACTATATTTCACTGCGGAAGATTGGATTCTTTGGGAACTTTTTTCTGTGAATAGGGATGATGTAAGAGATGTTCAAGATCACCGTCTTTATGGTCACGGAGGTTCCGATATTCTTGGTGGGAAAGATAGGGCAGATTCTGCACATCAGGCACTTAATTACTTGAGAATTATGCTTTTGTTTGGAATTTCTATTAACTTTAGTCGTCGTTTTAGTGCTATTGAAGCATTTGAATGGGCAGCAGAAAATATTGCTATAAAATGTGCTGCTATTGACCAAATTGATCGTCTTGACATTCTTTCTGATAAGAAAGTAAAGTTGGCACTAAAGTCTTACATTTACTCTTGATGAATCGCACATTTCTTAAGTGGGCAGGAAACAAAACAAGGGTCCTGCCCCATCTTATTCCACATATCGGTTATCCAAAACGATATTGTGAACCATTTAGTGGCAGTCTATCTGTTGCACTAAACACATCAGCAGAGCAATACATTCTGAATGATATCAATAAAGATTTGGTTGCAATCTATCTGAACTTGGTGAATCCAAATGATGATAGTTTTATTAAATATTGTGAAGAACTGTTTATTCCCGAAAACAATACAAAAGAAGCATATCTAGAGTTTAGGGAATACTTCAATAAATGCGCAAATAGCATAGAGAGAGCAAGACTGTTTATCTACTTAAATCGTCATTGCTTTAATGGGTTATCACGATATAATAGTAAAGGAATGTTTAATGTTCCCTTTGGTAAGTATGATAAACCATCGTGCCCATCAGAGGAAATGTGGAACTTCCGTATGTTCTTCTTATCAAAGAAACTTGTGAGATTTACATCACTTTCCTTTGAAGATTCATCTCTTTATGATGAACTTGAAGCAGGTGATACTGTCTATATGGACCCACCCTATGTTCCTGCCTCTGATACTGCAAACTTTACAAGTTATGCAACAGAAGGATTTACTCATCAGCAGCAAGTTCAATTAGTAGAATTGGCAGAATCTCTTGCATCCAGAGGTATTAAAGTAATCGTATCAAATCATAATGTTCCAATCACACAGGAACTTTATAAAAATGCAACGATATATCCGATTCAAGTGACTAGAACTATTGCTGCCAAGGGTGGAAGTAGAAAGAAAGCAAATGAACTTATTGCTGTTTACTAACTTGGATCCTCTAAAGTGTTCCAGTAATGTAAGCAACACTTCAAATGGCAACTCGCTCACGAATCGGTCTTGAACTTGCAGACGGTTCTATTCTCTCCATCTACTGCCATTATGATGGTTATCCTGAGTTCAATGGTGCAAAACTTGTAGAAAACTTTAACTCCTACGAAAAAGCATCTGAACTGGTTGATCTTGGAGATATTTCTTGTCTTTGGACTAACGCTGGTTGGAATAATGAAACTCTCCCAGAAACTGGTCCTCTTCCTTACTCTCAGCGTGGTGATAATTGTCCTCCTCGCCTTGATGCTGACCTGTGTGAGTATCTTCTGCCTGATAATAGCGAAGAGTTTGCATATGTCTTCCGCAATGGTGAGTGGGTGTGCTATAATATGAATCAGTTTGATGATGCCAAACTGCCCGAAATTGTTGAAATCCCCTCTGCTGCTCTTGCTGTTTGATATATGAAAACTTCTACTACTCTTGCTGCTGCCTTTGTTGTTATTGTCCTTGCTACTGCTGGACTTTTCTTTGAAGCGTGGTTACTTGGACTCATTCTGTCTTGGTTCAATGTATCGTTGACCTTCTGGCAGAACTTTGCTATCATTGCTCTTGCTAATCTGATTTTTAAAAATACTGGAGTTTCTTCTAAATGAACAAACAAAACGGATTTATTGACCCCAGTGTTGCTGTTGTTGGTCTTGCTGGTGTAGTTATTATTTTTGGTCTTGCTTTTGGTCTTCCACAGTATGGCGTTTATACCAAATCTCTAAATGGTAAAGCGCAACTTATGGAGGCGGAGTACACACGTCAAACTGCCGTATTGGAAGCACAAGCAAAGAAAGATTCTGCACAACAACTTGCTGATGCTGAAGTGATTCGTGCTCAAGGTGTAGCAAAAGCGAACTCCATTATCGGAGATAGTCTAAAAGGTAATCCTGCTTATCTTCAGTACCTATGGATTACTCAAGGAGAAGAAAACACCAGTCGAACTGTTTATATGGTTCCCAGTAATGGTGGCGCACCTGTACCTACTTTTGATATTCAACAAGCACCTGTTATCAAGAAATGACCAAAAAGCACATTGTCGCTGGATTGATTGGTTTTGCAGTCATTCTTGGTTGGAATGTCTTTCTAATCCAGCGTGATGATAAGATGTATGATGCTTACTATCGTCAACAAGCAGTTCAACAACAAAAATGACACTCCCATTTGGTATTGTACTTTACTTGTTAATTACTGCACTTGTGTTAGGATTGATTACATACTATTTCAAAGTGATTAGACCTAATGATGAAAGACGATTTGACACCTGAAGAGAAAAAGATTATCTTTCATGCTGTCAGGTATTGGCAAATGCACAAAGCAGCATTGAACGGCAAGGAATATCAAACCTGTGAGAACATTCTAAATCGCTGGTTTGATGATGTCTACACTCAACGAAAGGAGCAACAACGATGATTGAATACAACGAAGAACGCAAAGATCTGCAAATTGATCGTAATGCTGATGACTTTTGTATGTGGGTAGAGGAGCAAGCAGCAAAACTGGAAATTACTTGCGACTATTATCTTGCGGAGTTTATGTGACATTCATCTTTGGATTTGCACTTGGAGTTCTTGCAACACTGGGAGTAGCACTTATTCTTGCTGCCGAATAAAACCCACTTGACGAAGACGACAACAACAACTAAAATAAAGAGGTAATTTACAACAGACGATGAAGCATTTTTACATTGTTGACTACTGGGTTCCGTTTCCTTCTTCCGAATATGGTGGAGTAATCAATGTTATCGCAGAAAATGACATTGAATGTCACGATATTCTACGAGACTCAGATGATTATGATGCTAGGTATCACTCAAAGATTATGGAACGAGTAGTTGCTGCTCCTCGCTTCACTCTTGTAGATGAAGAAGAGTCCCGTATTGTTGAATCCTTTACCACCTGATTATGACTCATCACGTTGCACACACAAACAAAATGCTTTTTGACTTGAAAGAACAGTATCAGGCACAAATTCAACGTCTGCAATCTAAAATTGATGATCAAGAGCAAGAGATTGCTAAACTCAAAACTATGATTACTCTTTTGTCTACAGAACGTGATTATGACTGCTGATGAAACTCTCCATTGATTTGATACCTCAATTCAAGCATAAACCACCTGAAGGTTATTCTTATGAAGTTGAAGAGTTCAAGCGTAACGTGTTTTCTATTTGGTTGCGTTGTCACCGCCAGTTTGATTACAATAATGGAAAATCTACACGCACCATCTGGGGGTGGTACGACTACAAAAAGTGTAAGTTCTTTAGTCCTGTAAATAGTACCACAGTTGGCAAAGAAGTGAAGTTCAGTGATACTCGTTGCTGGACTTCTATGCCCATTAACTATCAAGGATTGGAGGCATTTTTCGTATGATTTTCAGCGAAGGAACAGAAGTGATTTACAAAACTATCTCTGGAGTGGTAGCATTTGCCTCTGAGCAATCTATCTCAATTCTAGTCAGTGAGGGAAATCACAAATCACAAGATGTTCGCGTAGTTGTCTATCAATCTGATTTCAATCAAGTTGTTTTTGCAGATGGGAAATGAAGAAGAATAGCAACTGGTGGAGATGGTGGGCAAAGTCAATTGGAGAGAAAGCATCCAAATGCGATAAAGAAAGCGACACGGTTGCGGTCATTCGCACCGTGATTTTTGCTACTTACTTGATTACAAACTGTTTTATCATTTATGGTGTACTGAGAACTCATCACTTTCCAACACAACCTAAAGTTGTTAGATGTTCGATAAAATAAATATCTAAAAAGTATAAGTAAAATGCTGACATTTAGAGAGTTTTATACTATTTGCGAAGGGAAAAAACCAAATGTTCACCCCTATGCAGTTCCTGGTACTTATCAAGAAAAAGATGGTGTAAAGACATATACTCTCAAGAGAGATGATGCACCAAAGAGAGAACCAATCAAGTCTGCAAAGAAAATAACCAAAATGCTTGATAAGCAGGGTGGAATTGGTGGTAAAGCAATCAAGAAAGCAAAGAAGATTGAAGAACAACATCCAATAATGCAACCTAATGAGTATAACAAGCAAATTGCGCGTCAATCTGTTCGTTGGAAGGGAATGCAGATCCGTCAGGCACACGGAGAAATGGAGCACGAAGCAGGAGCACAACTAGCAGCAAAGAAAGCAAGAATGAAAGCAATTATGAGTCGTTGATACTTACTTGGATCCTCTAAAGTGTTCTAGTAATGTAAGCACAAAACAAATTATGGACCGTTTCGACGATATTCAAATTGAAGAGTTTTCTTCTTTTGATTTTGTTGAGGAAATGAATGAAGGTCTCTTTGATGAAGATGAAGAAGGTGAACAACCTTCAAAGTTTAACCTGAATGAGTACATCAACGGCAATTATGATTATTGATTATGACTGCTGATACTTATACTTTTACTGGTGATGCTGTTACCTTCCTTGGTTTGGTTGGTGTTATCTCAGCGTTTTTTATTGTTGTTACTTCTTTTCGCAGGTTTTTCAACAGTCCTTATAACATTCGTATAACTCCTAAAGTTAATCAAAAAACCACTACTGAAACTACTGAATCCTGAACTAATGACTCAAACTGTAAATGTTCTGCCTCATCTTAACGAACTGAAAGATGCTTGGCGTAAGCAAGATTTCAAATTCACTGCATCACAACAAGAGCAATATGATATTTTGATTGCTGCTCGTCGTGAGCGTGTTCATTACTTCTATGAGAACAATCTAGTGTTCAAAGGTTCTAAAGCAGCAGCAGATAAGGCACTTGGTCTACTTGAGGATGCTGACTGATAAATAACTCAAAGTAGTTTTTAGATACAGATGAAAACCTTTCAGGAGTTTATTGTCGAAGCATACGATAAGGAGGTTATGGGTTCTTCTCAAATTAGAAGAACTGGTGAAGGTGGACGTATCGGTGCGGATCGTCGTAAATCAACTCCTGAAAGGCGTAGGGTTAAGGCAGTTGGTGGTGGTAAAACTGAACCAGTTGCCTATAAAGATAGAAAGGATATTGGTACTCAAAGACAAGCATCCACAAGAGTTCAACAACCAACACAAGAACGTGGAAGTGCTGATGTAAAAGCAAAGGCAGCAGAAGCAGCAAAAGAAGAAAGAAAGAAAGCAGCATTAGCAAGAATTGCTGCTAAGAAAGCAGGTGGATCTGCACCAGCAGCATCTCAACCTAAAGCAAAGGAAGCATCTGCAACTGCAAGCAAACTTCTATCCAAAAAGAAAGAAGAAAAACCTGTAAGTCCTGATTATAAACCAGCAAAAGCATCTGGTTTAAGCAGACAAGAAAGATTGAAAGTAACCAGACAAGGTGAAGCAAAACTGAGAGATTTGGTTCTTAAATCAACAGGCAAGACATCTGAAAAGCAATTAAAGCATCGCTACACTTCTCGCTGATACCTACTTGGATCCTCTAAAGTGTCTCAGTAGTATAAGCACTGAGCACTAAATGACCTTCACTGTTACTGACAAACCCCAAATCATTAACGGCATTGAGCACACTGTCACTGCAGTTAATGGTTTGGACCGTGTTGAAATCAATAACAAACTGCATGACATTGGCGACCAAATTATGAAACTGCGGATGCAACAAGATGCACTCGTTCAGATGCGTAACCTGATTGACCGACAATGTGAAATCAGTGAAATGGATTCCTTGTTTGATGAGATGTTTGGTAGTTGATATAGTGTCGCCAGAGCAGTCTAGATGCCTCTAGAAGTGCTCTATTTTAGTCTTTAGATACCAAACCACTTGAACTGATGAAATACATTAAAGTCCCCGAAACTGCACTTGAAAGGCTAATTGAAGGACTTGAAAGTGCAGTGAATGTGTGCTATACTGCTCCTAACAATCCTGGTATTGCGATGCAACAAGTTATCAAAGACCTTCAATCGCTGAAGACTCAGGCAAAGTGACTGTAACTTGGATCCTCTAAAGTGTCCTTATAATATGATGATGAACCAAATGCAAATCCAACTCCGTCCGCATCAGGAACGTGGCGTTGCTGCGATGGCAAAGTATAACAAAGGTCAGGTGATTGTCCCCACTGGTGGTGGCAAGACTCTGAAGATGATCTATGATGCTCTGCGTGAGTTGCAGTCTGAAACTCCCCAGACTATTGTAGTGGTTGCTCCTCGCATTCTGCTGGCAGAGCAACTCTCTGCAGAGTTCCTTGAGTTTATCACCAATGCTGCGGTGCTTCACATTCACAGCGGTGAAACTCATCACGAATCCTCTACTCATCCTCGTGTAATCCGTAAGTGGGTTGATGCCAATGCTGACAATCACAAACTGATTGTAACCACCTATCACTCTCTGTCTCGCCTTCAAGCAGCAGAGATTGATGTGGATACGATTTACTTTGACGAGGCACATAACAGCGTTCAGCGTCACTTCTTCCCTGCAACAGAGCACTTTGCTGCTAATGCACGACGCTGCTACTTCCTGACGGCAACCCCGAAACATTCCCTTGCTATGGGTAAACCTGGGATGAATGATGCGTCTGTTTATGGTCAGGTAATCTGCAAAGTTCCTGCTCCTGAACTTGTTGAGGGTGGATACATTGTGCCCCCTAAAGTTATCGTCAAGCAACTGGAGATGGTGAAGGGCAAGCAGACCAACTTTGACCGCGATGCAGAGAATCTGCTGGAAACGATTGATGAGAACAGCGTTGGTAAGATTCTGATTTGTGCTAAGGCAACCAAGCAAATCGTGTCTCTGGTGTCTGAAACTGACTTCTGCCACGAACTACAGCAGCGTGGTTACTCTTGGATGTATATCACTGCCAAGACTGGTGCAGTGATTGATGGCAAGAAAGTGAACCGTGAGGTATTCTTTGACACTCTCTCTGCCTGGGGTAAGGATAACGACAAGAAGTTTGTTGTTCTACACCATAGCATCCTAAGTGAGGGCATCAATGTGTCTGGACTTGAGGCAGTGTTGTTTATGCGGAATATGGACTTTATTGGCATTTCCCAAACTATCGGACGCTGCATCAGGTTGCATCACGATGATGCTCGTAATCTTGCTGCTGGCAATATCCAACCAGGCGCTCTGGATTCCTATACCAAATCGTTCGGTCTTGTGTGTATTCCAGTTTACTCAAAAGTAGGAATTGCTACTGCTCGCTCGGTGCAGGCAGTTGTTGATACGATTTTTGAAAAGGGAGAACCTGCTGTGTCGGTGGTGAGGCGGTGAGTCTCACCCCAGTCTCACTGAGACCTCAGTGTTCATCGGGGTCAAAACCCCGATTTTTCTTCAATTCTACTGCAGAGGTGTCATAGGTCATCCGCTGCAATCAAATCACCGATTTTTTAGAAAGTGTAACTATGAAACAAGGATTCACGATGTTCAAAGACACATATGCTGCAATTCCTTACGGGAATCAGTATCTCATCATCTATAATGGTCAGCAACTTGATAAACTTTGTAGGACTGAGAGTTCTGCCCGCAAATATATCACAGACCACAGAAAAAATTGTTCTAATGCAAAATTACCTATTGAGTAATTAAATAAATAATAGTGCCTGAAGTTGACTGACATCTCTACAGGTGAGAGGGGAGCAGAGATGCTCCTTTTCTTGTATAAATACTTAAGTCAGTCAACTTAAGAGCAGAACTATGGTAAATCCATACAGATTTTATACTTATGCTTATTTGCGTGAGGATAGAACTCCTTATTATATTGGGAAGGGAACTAATAAAAGATTATATGTTAGGGGAAAAACAGATATAAAACCACCAAAAGATAAGTATAGAATAATCTATCTCAAACAAAATCTAACTGAAGAAGAAGCATTTAAACACGAAACTTATATGATTGCGGTATTCGGTAGAAAAGATTTAGGAACTGGTATTCTTCATAACAGAACTAATGGTGGTGATGGATCTTCGGGAGTGGTAGTAAGTGAGGAAACTAAATTGAAAATGAGCAAAACAAGAAAAGGAAAATCTTTTAGTGGGGAGCATAAAAGGAAAATAAGTGAGGCAAAGAAACAACAAACAGAAGAAACGAGAAAGAAGATAAGTCAGGCAAATAGGGGCAAAAAACGTAGTGAAGAACAAAGGAAGTTAATGAGTGAAAGAGTAAAGGGGAGAAAACACTCTGAAGAAACTAAAAAGAAAATGAGTGAAAAAAGAAAGGGAAGAGTTTTTTCTGAAGAACATAAACAAAAAATAAGAGAAGCACTTTCTGGTATAAAACGTTCAGAAGAAACTAAGAAAAAGATTAGTGAAGCATCAAAGGGAAGAACTCCTTGGAATAAAGGTGTATCAATGGGCAAACTTCCTTTGTGATACTAACTTGGATCGTCCAAAGTGTCCTTGTAGTATAACCACTCATCTCTGAATGACTTTTTACTGGAAGTTCTTTGATACTCTTGTCTATAATGTTGCTACTATCTGTGCATTTGTTGTTGCAGTGAGTCAGTTCCTGATTCGCTCTTTCAATGAGAACGATGGAAGCAATAAAGTTCGCAAGTTTATCAACCAAACTCTTCTGTTTGTGAATCGTTCTACCTCTACAGTGTATAACTTCGTTAATGAAGATACTCTGCCTGAAGTAAAGAAACCCAAGCGTAGTGCCGCTTGATAAACTAGCACAGGAGCACTTGCAATTTAGCGTGTGCTCCTTTATTGTACCTTTGTTCTTGAAACTCCAATGATTTTTCTCACTGTTCCTGGTCACGGTTGCGTTTATACTCTCTCGCAAGAAGATGGAGATGAGTTGTACTATGCACCCATTATGCAAGATGGTAGTGTAAATCTAGAGGAGTTTGCACCTGTAGATCTTGACGCTGCAGATATGGACGAAATGGAACTGTTTGACATTCGCAATCGTCTTCAAAAACTGGTTGAGGTTTGATTATAATAAATAATGATGCTTATGTTTGGTCGCACAAGCACATTGGAGGGGCAGAAATGTCCCTCTTTTGATATAAATAATCAAGACCAAACATAAAGCAGTTATGAATAAAATTATCCTTTTACGGGATGAAATAATTTCCGTATACAAACAAACTTACTCTGTTATTCAAGTTTTAGAGCATTTTGGTTATTCTCGAAAGAGTGTAGAAGGAAGAAAACAAATAACTGACATTCTAAAAGAAGAAGGTATATTTGAGGGATTGACTGGTCCTAATGTCATAAAAATGAAGCATCAAAGGGCAAAGAAAACTATGCTCGAAAAATATGGTGTAGACAACTACTCTCACACTGAATGTGGATCTAAAAATCTACATAATCACAGACAAAAAAGTTATTTTCCTGTAATAGAAGAGTTTAGAAAATATCAGAGTGAAGTTAATAAAGAAACAAAAAAGGCAATGAGAAAGATAAAAGATAAACCAACTCATTGTGAATACCTTGGTATCAAGTTTGTAGATGATAAAATAGCAAATCCTAACGACCAATTAAAAAGGACAATAGACCATAAGAAGTCGGTTTATAATTGTTGGTTAGAGGGAATATCTGCAAAAGAAGCATCTTCGCCAGATAATCTTGCTTGGGTTTGTAGATACATCAACAGTATAAAAGGAAATGCTGATTATGATGACATTAAACACATTTTTCCCAAAATAAAAGACAAATTGTGACACTTTAACAACTGACCACCCCTTCTTAACTTTAACTTGGATCCTCTAAAGTGTCCTTATAGTATGAGCAAGACAACCACTAAAAACCTGCACCTTGAGCACCCTGAAGATATGGTGCTGACTGGAAATCTTGAGGTTCTTGATTGGTTCTCCGAACCTGATAGTTTTATCTCTGTAAAACTTGATGGTGCGCCTGCTGTGTGTTGGGGCACTAATCCTGCCAATGGCAAGTTCTTTGTGGGCACCAAATCTGTGTTCAACAAAGTTAAAATCAAAATCAATCATTCTCACGATGAAATTGATTTGAACCATCAGGGCAAGGTTGCTGATATTCTTCACGCTTGCCTTGATTATCTCCCTCGCATCGCAGGTATTGTTCAGGGTGACTTTATTGGTTTTGGTGGTTCTGATACTTATTGCCCCAATACTATCACCTATAAGTTTCCTGAGGTAATCACCCAAAAGATTATCATTGCTCCGCATACTTGCTACACTGCAAAGAATGATTTGCGTGATGCAGTTGCTCAACCCGACTTCTATTTGTGGGTGGATACTGCAGATGTGATGTTTGTCAAACCTGAAGCATCACTGAGTCCTTATCGTGAGGATTTGGAGGATGTGTGTAAGTTTGCCAAGCAAATGAGCACTCTATGTGAGTTTGTGAGCGATAAGAAGGCAACACAAATCAAAAAAGAGATTAACTCCTGCATCAGGGAGCAACGGGTCATCTGTGAGGATGAAATTGCAGAAAAATGTAATTGTGATAAGAACCTGATTCGTTTGTGGAAGTTGGTTGCATCTATTAAAGCAGATTTGTTCCTGTTCATTCACGAAGAGGATGAGATTGAATGTTATCTGTGGGATGTGCAATCCTTTCACGAGGGTTATGTCATCACCAACAAGTTTGGCACCTATAAAGTAGTTGACCGCGAGACATTCTCTCACGCAAACTTTACTGCTGCCAAGAGTTGGTAATGCTTACTTGGATCCTCTAAAGTGTCCCAGTAGTATGAGAAAAACACATCGCTTCCAAACTTTCAAAGAGGCACTCAACTTTCTGATGAGTGAGTTGAAGATGAGCAATCAACAGGCAACTCATTTCATTTGGGACAATCAGTTTACTGTGGGAACTGACCGTGCAATTTGGATTACTGAACCTGCAAACTGATTATGACTGACTTCTACGATTATGTTTTGAGTTTTTATGGTGCTGATGGATTGTATCCTATGGGAGCAACTCTGAAACTCATCAAACAAGCAACTTCCACTCACATTAAGATACTTAAACTGAAAGGTGATGAGTTTGCTGGTGACAGTATTGACCGCGAATGTGTAAGGGATTTGTTGATTAGTAAGTATAATCTTAAGTTTCCACGATGACTTACTCTAACCTCTCCAAGATTAAACCTAAACTTCGCACTGAAGGTAGGGTTTCTGGTAATTTCGGCAAATTGAAAGTTAAAGCAGGTTCTTCACTTAATGAGATTGGAATGAGCAACAAAGAGACTATCAAATGTGCCACACCTGATGAGTATCTGGCACGGCTTCATTATGCCTTTGACAATACTGAAGACAAGAAATTGAAACAGTTTCTTTACACTGAGATTCGCAAGATTCATGTTCAGCGTGGCACTTGGTAGGGGTTAGTAACTTGGATCCTCTAAAGTGTCCTAGTAGTATGAACAACACCATCGTTTCCGAAATCTACTCTTACCACACCGATTGGAAGGAAGGTAAAGTCAATCAAATGTGGATTGAACAAATTGGTAATGCTGATTGTGGCAACAAATATGTCGCTGTTGCACACAATCCTCGCAATGGTTCTACAATGGAGATGAGCAACCCTCGCACATCTTACCACGAAACTCTCAACTGGGTTCGCGGTTTCTGTGGCACTTTCTGTATCCTCCCTGCCTGATTATGACTAATCCAACTTGGGAAGAACTCAAACAAGAGGCACTCACTGAAGCATTAGAGTTCTACATCTATCGACTCAAAGAGGACAACTGCAATCAAGCAGCAATAGATTTATTCACTCAAGTTCTCAAGGAAGTTAATCCTAACGATGATTAACAATATCAGTCGCCAACACTGGGACACTCTTTATACCAAACTCTACGAGGCATATGAAGAATGTTCTAAGAACTATGATGAGACTTATCGCCAAATGATTGGTCAGGTTCTTGACCATATGATTTACAATCAACCCTACCTGAACATCAAATGAAATACGAAGTTAAACTCTACGTCGGTGGCAAAGTCTTCAAAGAGGAAGTATATGCTAACTCTCCAAAGGATGCCGGCGAAACAGCAACAGCACGAAATCCTACAGCAAAAGTAATCGGAGTGAATGTGAAGTTTCTGTGATAGAAACTTGGATCGTCCAAATTGTCCCTATAGTATGAGCACTTCCCAAACGATGATTGAGTTCCCTACACTTCAGTCTAAAGACGGCACAATGCTGGTAGGTTTCTATCCTATCGCTGATTCCTCTAATCACACTCTCAAGGTTCTATCTTGGAAGGGTGTTGATACTATCTCCCGCAAGTGCATCAGCAAAAAAGATGCAATCCGTGAGATTGATGAGCGTCTCGCAATGGATTATCTTATCACTGGTGATAACATTGATCTGGTGCAAGAATACAACATTATGCAAGGTGCAGTTTGATGACGAAAACCACTCTTACTTTCAAAGAGATTGATGCACTTCTCAAGTTCATTGAATTTCACACTGATTCATTCTCCGATGAAGAATCTGCAGAAGAATTGAATGAACTTGTGGGGTGTGATGTTGATGCACTCTACAACAAACTTTCTGAAATGCAGGATGAAGTCTGATGCGAATTGCCTTTTTGATTGTTACTCTTGCTCTTGGACTTCGCGTAGGTAATGCAGCATATGCAACCGTAAATGAGTATCAAGAACAACAAGCAGACAATTTCTGTCAAATAGACCCCAACTATTGCAAATGATTGCCCTTCCTAATCCTACAAGCAAAATGACATTCAACCGCGAACAACTCATCGCTGATTATGCTCAGCAAATCCTAGATGGGATGGATATGAAAACAATGGAGTGTTTCGTTTATGACACTTTGAAAGACAATCTTATGCCATATACTGATGAGGAACTGATTGAAGAGGTTAGAGAATACAATCCCGAATTGCTGGATGATTGAAACTTGGATCGTCCAAATTGTCCCTATAGTGTAAGACTCAACCACAATGCCAAAACTTACCACTCTGCAGGTATCTGCCAAACTGAAAGTAACTGATTTCAGTGCATTTGGCAAACCAGCAAAGAACAAAGGTGCTCGCGGGCAACTGTTAGAAACTGCTCTGGGAGTTCCTAACTCATCTGACCTCAAAGATCTGGAGGATGGTGAGATTAAGACTTTCACTGTTGGTGAGAGCATCGCAGCAACACAATTGAAGCACTGTTTGTCTGAAATCATCGAAGATTCTGTGTCATTTGATGAGAGTAAGGTTGGACAGAAACTACAACAAACTGTGTATGTTGGATTCACACGTTCCAACGATTATGTGGGTTCTGCTATTCTGAATGAGGAAACTCACCCTGAACATTATCAGGAACTGCGTGAGGATTACGATTTCATTTGTAACAGCATCCGCACACTTTTTGATGCTGGTAAACAACTTTCTACCATCACTGGACCTAACGGATTGCTGCAGATTCGCACAAAAGCATCTAAAACCAATGGTTGCTATGTACCTCTGACCTTTGCAGGTGTGACGCTTAAGGATAAGGGAATGGCATTCTATCTGTGTGGTCAATTTGGACGCAACCTGTTCTGAACAGTAACTTGGATCCTCTAAAGTGTCCTAGTAGTATGAACACCAATCAAATCGACTTTCAAACCGACATCACTCCTACACTTTTGGAGTTTATGTGCAACAATCACACTGACTTGAATGACTGTGTAGACTTTGTTTGCTGTCTCTTTGATCTCAATGCAACTGATGAATTGATCGATCAGATTGCAGATGAGTTTGATGCTTTCTTCGGCAACTGATTCACACTAACTGTTTTCCCACTAAATTACACTGAAATGACAAACAAAAACCCTTACGTTCAAACCCTAATTGAGATGGGTTATGATGAAGCAGACTGCCAAATGGTTGCTGATGCTGGAAGAGTAAATGTAACCTATCCGCGTAACATTTACGGTCGCATCTTTGAGACTGAAGCAGAGTACAAAGATGCTCTTGCTGATTATATCAACGGTCTCTGACTGATAAGCATCAGTAACTTGGATCCTCTAAAGTGTCCTAGTAGTATGAACGCTTCCCAAATGCAAAACACTTACACTTCACCCGATACAAACAAAGTTTATACCATCATCGAATCGCAATCTGAGCGTGGTGCATGGGATGAAAATGGCAATTATGCTCCGAAAGTTGTCACTCAGTACAGCATCTATGATAATACTCAGATGGTACAATTTGCATTCGATGTAGATGGAATTGCCAAATCTGTGAGGCATTATGAAGGTTTCACTGATGGTTGGACTTCCTCACGATTTGACTGATAGTAACTTGGATCCTCTAAAGTGTCCTAGTAGTATGAGCACTAACCAAATGATTCAAGATAACATCGACCGCATTCAAGATAGCATCAATCTCACGTCTAAACTTGCCCGAGACAATTATGATGCTCGCAATGGCATTATTGACCACATGAGAATTGATTGGTCTGAACATGCTCATCGTTTGACTTATATTGCAGGTGAGTGTTCTTATTACTTTCCTCTGCACAATCAGAACGGTGATAAGATTAACGAGGTAAAACTCTATTGTCGTTGCTCTCCTACTGTAAAAGGTGGAGTTCGCTTCTCTTATACTCTGAACGGTAAGACTATTGCTCGTTCTAAGATTGTAAATCGGATGATTGAATTGGGAGTCTGAATGTCACGCAAGACTCTAACATTCAAATCCCCAGATAGAATGAAAGTTGTCACATTAGTTTTCATTGTTGCACTTGTCTTTTCACCATCAGTAAGACAAACAACCGCATCCATTCTTCATACCACTGCCGACATTCTTTCCCCACAACAATGAAGCAAACTCTAATCGATTCGATGTCGTCTACACTTATGGAGCGTCTTGAGTTCTTTGTAAGTCAAGATGATTATGCCACCTCAGATGCACTTTACTCTGAGTTTATTGTGAATGGAGTAGATCCAGAAGATGGAGAGTATGAGTGGTTTTTTATGAAATCCCTTTGCTGTTAGAAACTTGGATCCTCTAAAGTGTCCTAGTAGTATGAGCACCAACGAAACCAAGAAAATGAATCTGTATATCATCAACAACGTCCTGTCTGATTATACCTCTGGAATGGCAGTGATTGCTGCTGAATCTAAAGAACAGTGCCGTGAGTTCTTTATAGCAGAGTTCAGCGAATATCATGCTGATGAGTTCGATAAGTGTGCAAAGTTCACTGTGATTGAAGGTGTGAATCATTCTGCTGGTATGGTAGACTATGTGTACGGTGGAGGTTAATCAAACTTATTCCTTCAGTAACAGAAACTAGGATCCTCTAAAGTGTCCTAGTAGTATAAGCACTCAACCCCAAACAAATGACCCGCCTAATCGAACAACAAATGAACATTGCAATCAATCAAGAGGTTGATTGGAAGAAGGATAACACTCAAGTGATTAACATTGAAGGCGTAAGTTTCGTCTATCTGTTTGACAATCTGATTGCAATGATTGGTGATACTTGGATGGAATTGTTTGATGGTGGTTATAAGTCAGTAACCACAAAGTCGCGTCTCAATGCTATTCTCCAAGCACACGGAAATGGAGAGTATGTGTATCAAAAGAACTTCAACTGGTTTGTATCAACCAAGGATGGAGAAGTTGCTTTCAACAATGGTATCAAACTGAACTAAGTTATGAACAATCAAGTCTTCGGAGTCTTTGCCCGTGATAATGATTATTACGCACAACTTGAACTTCACAAACTATTCTTCAACGAACAAGATGCAGAGGTTTATGCACAACAACTTCGTGAAATGAATTATACTGATGATGATGCTAATGCTAATGATGAGATGATATATGAAGAAGTTGAAGTCTGCAAACTGAAGGTGAATTAACTGATGAAAAAGTATATTTTCCAACACTGCAATAGTAACAAGATTAAGACCATACTTGCAAGGTCAGAGTATAAAGCAACGACTCAAAACTTTGGCAATCTTGCTGGTTACAAGTTCGTTCAATCATTCTCTCTTAACTGATGACTAACGAACAAAAGATTGATGCACTCGTTGAACTTCTCAATGACGTAATGCACACTCTGAATATGAAACAGTATTGTATTGATGATGCAACTGAATCTCATCAATGTGAGGTAGAAGCAGACAACTATCACCAACAAATGCTGAACATTCTTCACTCTCAAGAAAACAACTAAATGACATTCACGATTCGTTATTTTACTCCCTATCAACAAGTCTGGAGAACGCAATCATTCTCTACACTTGATGAAGCAAAACGTATGGTTGAGTTTTATCGTTCTTGTGGTAGTCCTGCAGAGTTAGTATAATCATAAGAGGAAAGGAGTTTGCCTCTATTAAGTAAAGAAAGTGACTTCCGTAGAGTATAGATAATTCAACTAATTGGTGGATGGGTGTATAGAGAGAGGGACTGGTTATCCCTCTCTTTTTTTATGCTTTTATGGATGAGGTAAAGTATTCATTACCTTACGCAATCCGTATTGGTTGATATATTGTTCTAATGCACCTTCAATTATACTATTTGTGAACTCATAAGAGTTAGGAACTGGTAATCCTTTACGATGAGAAGCAGCGTGAACTTCTTTAATCTTATTCGTTACATAATTATCCAGAACAAATCCCTTAGTTTGTGATAAATGTTCCATATTTTGTTTTCTACTTATCCACTCAAGATTCTCAATTCTGTTATCACATTGGTTGCGATTGATATGATTAACTTCCAGTGTGAAATCGTCACAGGGTAAGTATGCCATAGCAACTAACCTATGAACATACAAATTACGCTTGTTTCCCTTGTCATCAGATAGTCTAACGAACAAATAGTTGCCCCTTTTCTTTGCCCATCCTGGACGTAGTTTCTTTACCTTGTTATACTTGAAAGACCAAACATTGCCATTTACATCTATAGCATAATCACCAAACTTCTCTAAACCTTTGATTTCATTCAGGTTCTTAAGTCTAACTGTTGGGACTTCCATTTCATAGTATTTTCTACTAAATCTATGTAGTAGAAAATACTTTTTAGAGAGTGGATAATGTATGATTAAATTATAGTGAGTAAATGATAAAAAGGTATAATAGTTGTGTAATCTCTCTGTGTGCTTATAAATGTGCTGAGGTCTTGTTAGCTAAGACAGCATAACATAAGGACCGCACTTTTGTCAACTCCGGGGTCACAAAATCCTCACAATCCCCTGCCAAAATGTCACACCCCGAGCATAAATACCCCCAACACCCTTGACATTAACCCCACAGCATCTTATAGTAGTTCCATAACACCAAGGAGAACACTTATGTCGGTTGCATATCAACAAGCACAGAAGCAGCGTTATAGGGTCACTCTGGATTTGGCAGTGTTCGGTGACTTCGATCCACATCAAATCGACTGGGAGCGGTTATTTAAGTTGGAACCTGCTGAACACTGTGAGGCATATGTTGAGGACTTAAATACACCTGATAGTTGGTGAGTTGGTATCATTTTATACCAAAAGTAGGGGTTTTATTTTGTTAACATAAAGCATACATATTAGGTCCTTTATGTTAACAAAATGAGAACTCTAAAATATAGTCATTTGGGTGAAATGGTCATCATAAGAGTAGCACAGAAAACGACCAAAGTGCTACCTTACCTGCAAGACCTTATGCAACAATTAGAGGAGAACGGTAGGGATAGTGATGAGGTGATACTGCAGGTCCTCGGAGAACTTGAAGAACGCTTGAGTAACTGAAACTTGGATCCTCTAAAGTGTCCTAGTAGTATGAGCACAACCAGCACCCGCAAGATGACAACCTACCAAACCAATTTTCTGGAAACTGGTTATAATGGATGGAGTACTTATGAGACCTGGAACGTTGCTCTCTGGATCAACAATGATGAGGGTCTTTATCACCTTGCTGCTGAGTGTGGTGATTACGAAACCCTTGTAAATCGTCTGTATGATGATTATGGGGTGCGTGAAACTAAGGACGGTGTAAAGTTCAATGACCCCAAAGTGAACGTGATTCAGATTAACTCTGATGTCTTTGATTTCTAGTCCTAAGTAACACTCACTGAACACACACTACATAACACACAATGCGTTACATTGCTTCCAGTCGTTATACTCTTGATGAGATTGCTGAGCAGTGTCGTCTGGCAGTATTGAGAGTACAAGGTAACAACAACTGTCAGACAGTAGATTACACTGAGGTTCGCAAGTTCTTCCGCTATGATAATGCTCTGCTAGTCGCACAGTAGGCATCAGTCAATGGGAATGAGATGCTGCCCTATAAAGACACTCACTGTTCACACACTAACTAACACACTTTTCCTGATTATGTCCAAGTCCGTGATGCTTTCTCTGCTTGCTCAAGGTAACACTGGCAGCGAGATTCTGTCTATTCTGGATACACTTGCATCTGATAATGTTTCGGAGTCTGATGATAACGGTCCTACGCTGAATGCGATTGAATTCTGATAGTTAACTGTGTGCCCCTTGGATGTCAATCTGAGCGTCAGCGATGTTGACACTGGGGGGCACTTATGTTATGCTTGGTGATTATAGTGATTCGACAGTATTTTGCCGCCGATTGTTGATGTCGCGGCGCGGCGGTGCGGTTTATAAAAACCCCTAACTACCCTAACCTACAGAGGTGACAAATCGACCGATAGATATCATTATCATAAAAATTTTCCGGAGGTAAAAAATGGGTGTGAAATGGATTCATAATGGTGGTAAGTCTCGCCCTGATAAAAGAACCTTGAAGAAGGGTGGAAAGAAATAAACAATGATTAGTCCTGTGAACCCCCTCCGATATACTCGAAGGCGCCCTTATTGGAATTTTTGGAAAGTAGTATTAGCGGGCTGGATGATTCGTTATCCACGCCCTTTCTTTTTAGCACTAGGATTTTGTGTGGTTGTGATATATAATGCAGTAACAAAATGAAATAGAAAAAAAATTCCGGAGAAATTTTTTATGACTAGCAAGATATATCACATATATGCAAAGGACAGGTGTTTATTTCATTCAATCAAAGAAGAAGAATTTAAGACGACTTGGAACACTTTGAGAAATATGGTTGGATTAATGAAAACAGATTATACTGTAGATGATTTGTCATATGAAGAGTTGACTGTAAATAAAGAAATAATTCTAAATTCTTCACATTGACAAAACATATATAGACTGTTAAAATTGATATTGAAGGTTATTTTTAACTTATGGCAAAAGGATTTACCGTTAAAGCTACTGCACCAAAACCCAAGGAACATGAATGGGATATTGATGCAATTAAAGAAAGAATGCGAGGCAAATCAATTGTATTCTGTCTTCCTGGAAGAGGATGTTCATTTATTTTCTTAAAAGCATTTGTACAACTTTGTTTTGATTTAGTTCAAAATGGAATGAGTATTCAAATTTCACAAGATTACTCATCAATGGTCAATTTTGCACGTTGTAAATGTTTGGGTGCTAATGTTCTTCGTGGACCTAAACAAGTCCCTTGGGATGGCAAACTCGAATATGATTATCAACTCTGGATTGACTCGGATATTGTCTTTGACTCTACCAAATTCTGGCAACTCTGTGACCTGGCTTTACCTGCTGAGGAAGAAGAGAAGGAAATTGTTGCTGGATGGTATGCAACTGAAGATGGTCACACAACCTCTGTCGCACACTGGTTGGAAGAAGATGATTTCCGCAAAAATGGTGGAGTCATGAATCATGAGACTGTAGAATCAATCAGCAAGCGCCGCAAGCCATTCACTGTAGATTACACAGGTTTTGGATGGGTTCTGATTAAGAAAGGAGTATTTGAGAATCTTGAATATCCTTGGTTTGCTCCGAAGATGCAACAATTTGAATCTGGCAACGTTCAAGATATGTGTGGAGAGGATGTTTCATTCTGCCTTGATGCAAAAGAGGCTGGGTTTGAGATTTGGTGCGATCCTCGTATTAGAGTTGGGCATGAGAAAACTCGTATTATCTGATGAACTACAACGTACTTTACAAAGGACGTAAAATTTATATGAATCTCACTGCAGATGAATGCAGTGAGATTCTTCAAGACTTTGCTGAGCGTTTTTACTCGGATGAAGATATTGATCCTAATTTAATTGAACTGGAGGAAATTAACAATGGCTAAAGGTGGAAGTAATAAAACCGTGTTCGAACCAGGAACACCTAAAAAGACTCGTCAGGGACGTTCGGCAAGAACTCTTCTAAGTGCGACTTCTCGTAATGGTAAAAAGAAACGATATCGTGGACAAGGTAAATAGATTTAACAGCATGTAGAAATACATGCTTTTTTAATGGAATTTTATGGCATATCTTAATCACAACCTACCAACAATCACTTGTTATATTCGTAATGAATTTCTCTACAATCATAAAAAAGGTCATGGTGAGGTAACTTTATGCGACGTACACTCTGTAGCGTCCTTAGAGAAGCATGTACCCCTCTTTGAGGCATTTCTAGAGAATGGGGTCAATTGGACACGTAGACCAATTCATGCGTTCTGTTGGAAACCAGATGCTCCAGTTCCAGAGTTAGAAGAGTGTATGTGGTGGGATTGCTTTTCTCCTTATATTGATGTTCAAGTTCGTTCAAGATTATCTAACTTACGTGCTGAACTTATCAATTATAAGGGAAAGAAGAATGAAGGAACTTATATGTTCACTCTTGATTGGTCATGGGAGTCAAAATCTACGTTGAATACTAATTTTAGTGAGACTCCAGAGCATAAATGTGCTCATTTTTTTAAGATGGATAATGGAAATTTCTATGCATACCCTAATAATAAGATATTATGGTATGATGATGCGTGGACAAAGAATAGAATTACCAAAAATCCAGGTTATGAAATTGATTTAACCGAATATTCTGTCGAAAATCGTCGAAAAATAGAAACATCGGACGATTTTATGTACGAAATCAAAGAAATTCGGGATAGCAACCCCGTAAAAAGTTCTGATTTAACAGATCAGGAGCAAAAAAATGGAAGAAAAGATGCTGAGGGAAATCGCTAATGACGATTTAACTCCCAAAAAACATGATTTTAAGGTTCAAAATGAAATTCATGAGAAAATTCGTAATGATGAAGACTATGATGACTGGGAATACGGCACAGAACCTCTTTATGAATCGAAAAAAGGCGAATAAATAAAGTAGATTTAAAATAATTCATGCCTCTAGAGCGGGTAAGTCAAAGTTTTAAGGACGTTAGTATGACTTTTCAGACTAATCCTCTGAATAGTGATCTTATTGCATTGAAAAATGAAACTGCCATCTCCCGCTCTATTAAAAATATTGTCTTTACTCTCCCTGGAGAAAAGTTCTTTAATGAAAATTTTGGTTCCAATATTTCAAGAGTTCTTTTTGAAAATGTAGACGAAATTTCAGCATCAATCATTGCAGATGAAATCAGACAGTCAATAATAAACTATGAGCCAAGAGTTAGACTGATTGATATTCAAATTTTTCCAGATTATGATAATGGTTCTTTTGATGTAATTATCATATATGAGATTATAGGAGTGGACGTTGCTCCACAACAATTACAATTTGTATTGCAACCTACTAGGTAAATGCCATTAGTAAATTTTTCAAATCTGGACTTCGACCAGATTAAAACAACACTTAAAGATTACTTAAAAGCGAATTCTAATTTTACTGATTATGATTTTGAAGGGTCTAACCTTTCATCAATTCTTGATGTTTTGGCATACAATACCTATATAACCTCATATAATGCAAATATGGTTGCAAATGAGGTTTTTATAGATAGTGCAACTCTTAGAGAAAATGTAGTTGCCCTTGCTAGGAATATAGGATATGTGCCAAGATCTAGGGAGGCAGCAACTGCAACAATAAGTTTCTTTGTTGATGTATCGAATGTCTTTCCAAAACTATCTTCTCTTACATTAAAAAAAGGACCTATTGCAACATCATTTGGATCTTTTGGTAATCAATCATTTATTTTTTCAATATTAGATGATATTACAGTCCCAGTTTTTAACGGAATTGCTTCATTTGACAACATAATAGTTTACGAAGGAATTCTTTTATCAAATAATTTTACGTATTCTTCAAGGAATCCGAATCAAAGATTTATTTTACCAAATTCTGGTGTAGACACAGATTTGATATCAGTAAATGTTAAGAATAATGAACAATCATCAATAGTTCAAAAATATACGTCTCAAGATAGTCTTTTCGATATTGATAAAGAGTCTAGAGTTTATTTTTTACAAGAAATAGAAGATGAGAGATATGAAATTATTTTTGGTGATGGAGTGTTTGGAAAAAAACTTGATGAGGGAAATTACATAACTATCAATTATATTACTTCAAACGGTGATAGTGCAAATGGAGTTTCTCAGTTCACTTTTTCTGGGAGATTAACATATACAAGAAATTCTATAGAATATACTGTATCGACAGGAATTTCTCTAGTAACCACCATTTTATCATCTTCTGGTGGCGAAAATATAGAATCAGTAGAATCAATAAAAAAATATGCACCTAGAATATATTCCTCTCAGAATAGAGCTGTCACGGTAAATGATTTTGAAACTCTAATACCTTCCAAAATTTACAAAGAAACAGAATCCATATCAGTTTTTGGTGGAGAAGATTTAGTACCACCACAATATGGAAAGGTTTTTATAAGCATTAAACCAAGATTTGGAGATTTTATTCCAAATTTAATAAAAGAGGATATTAAGTTAAAATTAAAAAAATATGCAATATCTGGTATAGTTCCAGAAATACTCGATCTTAAGTATCTTTATCTTGAGGTAAACTCTAAAGTATACTATAACACAAACTTATCACCATCCTCAGAATATGTGTCAAGCATTGTTCAACAAAATGCATTGAAATATTCAGAGTCTACTGAGTTAAATCAATATGGAGCAAGATTTAAATATAGTAAATTTTTGAAAATAATAGATGATAGTCATGAATCAGTCACCTCAAATATAACAACACTTCAAATGAGAAGAGATTTGAGAGTAACTTTAAATACTTATGCAGAATATCAAATTGGATTTGGAAATGAATTTCATATAAAAAATACAAATGGTTATAACATTAAAACATCTGGATTTAGAATTGATGGATCAACTCAGACAGTTTACATAGGAGATGTTCCTAATGCAGACGGAATAACGGGTTCTTTATTTTTGTTCACCCTAGATTCAATAAATTCAACTTCTCCAACAATTTTAAGAAGAAATATTGGAAATATTGATTATATAAAAGGTGTACTTACAATAAATCCGATTAATATTTTATCTGGAAAGGTAAAAGATGGTCAAACTATCATTGAAATATCTGCTATCCCAAAATCAAATGATGTTGTCGGAAAACAAGATCTTTATTTGCAACTAGATATTAATAACAGTATTTTTGATATGGTTATTGATAACATTTCAACTGGATTAGACCCTTCAGCATCAAATTATATTGTATCATCAAGTTATAACAACGGAAATTTAGTAAGATCATAATAAAATGACAGAAAAAAGAATTCAAATTAAAGACATTGTAAATAACCAACTTCCACAATATGTGAAGGAAGATTATCCTCTTGTTGCTGAATTTCTTAAACAGTACTATTTGTCTCAGGAATTTCCAGGTGGTCCTGCTGATTTAATACAAAATATTGATAGGTATGTAAAAGTAGATAGCACAACAGAACTGGTAGATTTTGTTCTTTTACAATCTGATATTTCTAGTATAGATGAAAACATATCAGTAGATTTTTTAAATTTTGAGCAAAATCAAATTGATTTTCCAGATAATTACGGTTTAATATCAATAGATGATGAATTAATTTTATATGAAAATAAAACTACATTTGGATTTGAAAATTGTCACAGAGGATTTAGTGGCATAATATCTCACAAAAATATAAACGTTGGAATAGCTTCTACTTATATTCTTCGTCCTTCCGATGAATTAATTTTTAAAAAATCAGACTCTTCTTCACATAAATCTGGTACAAAAATTTATAATTTAAGTTCTTTATTTTTAAAAGAATTTTTACTTAAATTAAAATATCAATTAACACCAGGATTTGAGGGTAGAAGTTTTGTCGAAAAAGCGAACGAAGCAACTATCATTAAACAAATAAAAGATTTTTATAAAAGTAAAGGTACAGATCAATCGTTTGAAATTTTATTTAGATCTTTATATGGCGAAGACGTAGAAGTATTACGCCCAAAAAATTTCCTTTTTAGACCATCAGACGCTCAGTATAAAATAACAAATGATTTTATTGTAGAAAAAATATCTGGTCCAATAGAAAAAATTAGAAATCTGACATTATTTCAGAATGAATATTTAAATATTACAAAAGCTTATGGTACAATAACTGAACCTCTTGAAGAGATAGTTACAAGCGATGGTAAAATATTTTATAAGTTAAAAATTGATGGTGGATATAATAGGGATATTATATCTGATGGTGCCATTTATGGAGGTTTTTCCGTACATCCAAAAACTAGAGTTATTGGAGATTATAATACGCAATCTACTACAATAGATGTTGATTCCACAGTAGGGTTCC